TCGAGCTTGTCTCAACGAGCAAAACGGCGACCAAAGGCTACCACTCAGTCATAACTGACGGCTCAGTTACTTTGACTGTTCCGGCACTCGCAGCAGGTGAAGCAATCGCATTTTCAAACGCAAGCGGAACATTGACCGCAGTGGTTGATTTTGGCGCGGCTAAGGTATTAGGCCAAACTCTCGGAGCTATGACGCTTGATAGTCTGACCGCAGCTAAAACAATCGTTGGAACTGGCAACGCAACTTATGGGTACGCAGCATTATGAGCAACTTTTCAGCAGTATTTGGTGGCGCAGGCGGTGGAAGTCTCAAATACGAAAATTTCACATCAAGCGGAACATTCACGCCGAGTGCGGCATTGCTTGCATCTGGAGGCAATTGCTTTGTTAGAGCAATAGGCGGTGGCGCTGGTGGTGGAGGCGTTGGTGCTGTCAACGGTTACTGTTCCGGCGGGGGCGGTGGTGGCGAAGTTACTGATTGGATACCGGTGACCGTATCTACTGCTGTCACCGTCACAATCGGCGCCGGTGGCGCTGGCGGTACAACGTCTGGGACAGTTGGCTCAAACGGCGGTGATACTACTTTTGGCGCATTCGTTACTGCCAAGGGAGGTGGTGGAGGCGGTGGTTCTGCTTCTGCAAACGGAGTAGATGGGGCATCTGGAGGTGGTGCAGCAGTAACTACCAATGGTTTTGCTGCTGGCGGAGGAGGTGGTGCAGGTGGTAATGCTTTATTTGTAAGCCTGCCGGATACTGGCCTTTACACTGGCAACGGTGGTGCTGGCACTAGAGGAGGCGCAGGAGCGCCGGGTACTACTGTCGGGGAGCAAGCAGGTTATGGTGGGATAGGTATCGATGGCATGGGTGGTGGCGGAGCAGGTGGCGGTAGCAAAGCTGGCAAGGGGTCGTCCGGTGGCGGGTCGTCTAGCAGCAATGCTACAGGCAATGCAGGTACAACCTACGGCTCTGGCGGTGGTGGCGTAAGAACAGCCGGTACTGCCTATGCGGGTGGTGATGGGTATCAAGGTTACTGCCAAGTAGTATGGTTTGAATAAGGAATAATAAATGAAATACGCCCTTATCAAAAACGGCAAGGTTGTTAATTCGATTGTTTCCGGGGCTGAGTTTGTTCAATCAATACAGTCGGAGTACGACCATATAGAAGCCATTGATACTGAGTTGGAGCAATCGCTTGGTGTTGGTGTTGGGTGGGGTTGGGATGGCTCATTTATAGCGCCTGAAATTGAGGAGCAACCTGAACCAGCGCCCCCAAAGCGCCACATCACTAACTTGGCATTTCGTCAGCGTTTCACCCGCGCTGAAAAAACAGCTTTGGAGCTTGCTGCACTCGATAATCCAGCGGCCACGACAGAGCAACGCGCACAATCCGCAGCTTTGCGGGCTGACTTGAAAGATCAGGAGCAGGCCAGCTACATCGACCTAGACCGAGCAGACACACGCGCAGGCGTGATGATGCTGGAGGCCGCGGGGCTGATTGCTTCGGGCAGGGCGTTGGAAATACTGGATGCGCCGGTTCAAGACGTGGAGCGCCCGCGGTGACGTTTAAAGCCGCGTTCTACAAAGGCACTCGCCCAGGAGCACAGGGCTTGTACAGCCGCGCCGTTCGCTTGATAGATGGCGGCAAATACTCGCACTGTGAGATGGTGTTCAGCGATGGCATGAGCGCGTCGGCTTCATTTTTGGACGGCGGCGTTAGATTCAAACAGATTGAGTACAGCGCTGACAATTGGGATTTTGTCGAATTGCCTGCCCTTCTGGAAGGCCACGCGCGTCAATGGTTTGTTGACCACGAAGGCGAAGGTTACGACGTCGTGGGAAACCTGCGATTCTTAGCGCCTTTGCGCTGGTTGCCTGATTGCCCGTGGCGCTGGTTTTGCAGCGAGGCTATGGCCGCTGCAATCAATTTGTACGACCCAAGCCGGTTAGGTCCGAATGGCCTGCACGCTATCCTGAGTGGAAATTCAAACAGGGATGGCGAATACGACATTGAACTTATGAAGTACAACGTGAAGAAGCGCTTCAAGAAAATATGGCAACGATAACCATACCAACCATCGGACAGTACGGCGTCATCAAAGACCAGCCAAGCCACGAGCTACCAATTAACGCTTGGTCGGACGCCGTTAACATGCGGTTTCGCGAAAACGCGGCAGAGCGATTCAAGGGCGAAAAAAGCCCTTTCGATACGCCAGCAGTGACACCATATTGGATAACCCAATACAACGCCGGAACAAGCCGCTGGTGGATTCATGCGGGGCTTAGTGCTATATATGCTGATAACGGCTCCAGCCGGTCAACCATCACGCCGTCATCTGCGCCTACCGGCGGCATTGATGACCGTTGGAGCGGCGGGGTGCTTAACGGCATTTTGGTCGCGAATAATGGCATAGACGTGCCCATAACTTGGAATGGGTCGGGTGTCATGCTAAACCTGACCGCGTGGCCTAGCGACTTACGCGCAGCCGTGGTAAAGCCGTTTAAGAATTTTGTTGTTGCGGTAGACATCACAAAAAACGTTGGCACTACAGACGACCGTTACCCGCACATGATCAAATGGTCAAGCCCGGCAGTGCCTGGCGCTTTGCCCGACAGCTACGACGAGACAGACACGACCAAGCTATCGGGCGAGCTTGAAATTGCAGAAGACCCTTCTTTAATGGTTGACATGCTTCCATTAGCTGATTCAATGATCATCTACAAAGAAGCGTCAATGTGGTCAATGACTACAACAGGTGATCAAGAGGTGTTCAGAGTTCAGCGACTGCCAGGCTCTGTTGGCGCTCTTGCGCGGGGATGTGTGGCTAATACTGACGTTGGGCACGTCGTGCTTACGCCTGGCGATGTCATCTTGCACAACGGCCAAGGGGTCAAGTCAATCATCACTGGCGTGATGCGTCGGTGGATATTTAATCAGATTGACAGCACGAACAGAAAACGCTCTTTTGTCGTGACAAACCCTCCCGCCAGCGAGGTGTGGGTGTGCTTCCCTGAATTGGGCTCAGAAGCCTGCACGCTTGCTGCCGTGTGGAACTGGCTCACCGGTGCGTGGTCAATCAGAACGCTAAACAACGTCACATACGGCGCAGTAGGCCAGATCGACTACTCAGTATTGAGCACGTGGGCGGCATCGGGTGACACTTGGAATGACGCGGTGACGGCGTGGAATCAGGACGAACTAAGCCCTGCACAGCTTAGACTTTTGACAACGCACACGGCTCCAGATATTCGCGCTGTTGATGTTTCGGCAACTTTTGCTGGGACAGTTTTCACCTCTTACTTAGAGCGCACTGGTTTGTCATTTGATGACACAAACACCGTCAAGTTGATGCGCTCCGTGACGCCAAGAATTGACGCAGCAGCAGGTACGCAGGTTCAAATTCAAATAGGTGGCGTAAACGATGTCGAGAAGCCGGTGGAGTGGTCAGACCCAGTGACGTATACAGTAGGCTCAAGCGTGCGAGCATACTCTTTTGCAAGCGGAAAGTACCTTGCGATTAGGTTCCAATCATTAGATAATCAGCCATTCTTACTGCGTTCTTACGATGTGGATGTGCAGAAAATGGGCACCGAATAATGACTTATAGGCCACTAAACGTACCAAGCGACCCCGCGCAGTTGCCTGAGTTCCTTCGGCGAGAGCTTGAAAACATTTCGAGGGCTATGAGAAAGCAGCCTTTTCTTTATTTAGAAAATTTGCAAAAAGAACCGGATAGGCCGCAAGATGGCTACGTGGTTTACACGGACGGGGTTAACTGGCAGCCAACGGGCTCAGCGCCTCACGCTGGATTTTATGGATACCGTGCCGGAGCTTGGCACAGATTGGGGTAAACAATGGCTGACTTTTTATACAATCAGGGCGGCGTGACGATTGACGCTAACGGGCGCAGAACTTACGCCGATGGGTCAACAGATCAAGTGCCAACTTCGATGCTTAGCGGTCTTGCTAATCCAAGCATGGGCACTGGCTCACTAGGCGGCGTCAACTTCAACGGTGGCCTGACAATGCCCGCGCAGAATTATGACAATTCAGCAGACCCGTTTACAGTTGGATACGGCACGCCAAACCCTAGCGCAGGCAATGGTCAGTGGAGTGTTAACGCCAATGTCAATCCAACGCCAGCGGGGCAGAGCTGGACGGGCAATACTAACCCATACTCACCACCAGGCTCAAACTGGACGGGCAACGCTTCACCGTATCCAGCGGGCGGCGGCAACAGCATGGGCGGCGCACAAGCGCCAAGCGGCGGCGGCTCGAATCCTTTTGTGATCGGCGGCGGCAATAGCCCTCAACCTATTTCAGGCGCTTCACCCATGGGGAAACTGCCAATGACTGGTGGCGGCCAGCCTCAAGGCGGACAACCGCAGGGCGGATACGACAGCTTTGGCAACGTGACTGGAAATACAAATCCATACTTGCAAGACATGGGCAACGTGCTGGCAAGTCAGATGACCAGCAACTTCAATCGCAACGTGTTGCCGCAAGTTGCATCACGCATGGCCGCTACTGGAGGTTTCGGTGGCTCACGTCAAGGCGTGATCGAAGCCAATGCAATGAACGACCTGAACAATCAGATCGGCGGCGCGCTAACCAATTTGTACGGGCAGGGCTACCAAAACGACCGCAGCTACGATTTAGGCTTGCGCGGCAACGATTTGGGCTATGCCAACTTGGATGCGCAGATTGCACAGAACAACTTTAACAACCAGTTGACCGGCGCCAACTTCGGCCTTGGCCTGTACGACCGGTTGCAAGTCGGCAATCAAGCTGGTTTGGGGGCAGGCACGAACATTCAAAACACGCCGATGGACTACTGGCAGCGCTTCGGCAATCAGTACAACTCTATCGGGCAGGGCTTTGCAACAGAGACAAGTGCGCAGCAAGGTAATCCATTTATGGGCGCATTGGGTGGCGCGCAGCTTGGGTCGCGCATTGCAAGCCAGTGGGGTCAGCAGCCAAACTACGCTCCAGCGCCAGACCCATCAACATGGTTTGGCGGAAATAGCGGGATGGGCGATTGATGTCTGAAATACTCATTAGCGAAGAGATACGAAGCGGCCTGCAATCGGCCTCTAGGCCAAAAATACGCTGGGCGATTCAGGCGCTGCATGATGTTATGGCCTCGATGCCAACGGTTTACGATAAAGAGTGCGTGGATTTTCCCGTCAAACACTACAAAGCGCCTGGCATGATTGGGCGTGAGATGTTTATCCCAAAAGGAAAAATCATCATCGGGAAAATTCACAAACACTCACATTTAAATATAGTTACGAAAGGTCATGTCCGCGTTCTAACAGAAGCAGGGCAAATGGAGATCGTGGCGCCGTACACGTTCACGTCAGAGGTGGGCGCTAGGCGGGTCGTTGTGGCTTTTGAAGACACGATTTGGACAACCCTGCATTTAAACCCGAATAATTACGACCCGGAAAATGCGGACGATATGGCTAAGTTGGAAAAAGAGATAACTGCGCCTGACTACGAAGCGCTAGAGAATTTCACAAAGAAATTGGAGGTCTGATATGACTTGGGGTGCAATCGGCGGAGCAGCGATAGGGCTTGTTGGTTCTAGTATGATGAGCGGTGGCGGAGGCGGGCAAACCGCATCTAAAGAACCTTGGGAGCCAGCGCGCAAGCCTTTAGAAAACAGCCTCGCAACAGGCCAAGACTTGGAGCGCTTCTACCAGCAGACGCCGTTTAATCCGCTTCAACAGCAGAGCTATCAGAATTTGTTTTCTGACCTCGACATGTTCCGCAATCAGATGGCGCCAGGCTTAATGGGCTTTGCCAATCAGATGATGGGCAGTCAGTATCAGCGAGGCGGCCGTCAATCGCAGATGGAGCGCATGCCGCAGATGCCGCAAATGCCATACGGCCAGCCAATGACAAAGCCGCAGCAGCTCTATCCTGACATGATGGGCACGTATATGCCAAAACAGAATCCTTTGGCTGGAATCTTTCAAGCGCCATCACAAGGCAGCTACGGCCAGCTAGATTTTCGGCAGTTGAATCCATTTACTTCTGATGCTGGGATACCTGCATTGCCAGCACCGCAGGTGACTGAGGAAGACATTAACCGAATCATTGAGGACTTGATGCGCCAAGATCGTGAGCGCCAAGATAATGCCAACATTTTCCAAGGGGGCGACTAATGGCCGGACTACTCGACAGCCCATCGCAGGGTGGAAAAGGCTTGCTCGACTTCCTGACCACGGATGAGGGCTCACGCCTTGGGCTGACGCTCTTGGCATCTGCGTCGCCACAGCTTCGCGGCTTGGGTGATTTGCTTAGCCAACAAGATCAAATGCGAGAAAATGCCATGCGCAAGCAGATGTTTGATGCGCAGATTGAAGACCGCAATATACGCAATCAGTCAGCTAAGGCGCAGCAAGAGGCCGCAGCACGTAAGCGGCAAGCGCTCTCATCATTGTGGAGAGGCGGCACACCAGCGCTGGCGCCGTTGATGGGCGATTCAGCGTCGGGCATCTTGCCAAGCCAAGGCGCTCCAGCTACACCCGGTAGGCTTGATGTGCAAGCGGCATTGCAGGCTGGCTACACGCCGGACGAGATAGCCAAGCTAGACAGCTTGAGAAATATCGGCCTTGATGAAGTCGCACGCACAATGACCGGAATGCAGAATGGCCGCGAAGTAGCGCAGCAGTTCGACAAATTCGGGCGGCCAGTTGGTCAAGGTATGGAGCAATTCAAAGCACCAATCATGCTCAATCAGGGCGACAAGACAGTAGCGCTCGACCCGATCAGCCTGCAACAAAGACAGGCATTCGCTATGGGCATGTCACCAGAGGCTAGGGCATCTAATGCGCTTGGCTGGGCGAATAACAGCCTTTCACGACAGCGCCTAGCGATGGACGCGCAGCAAGGCGCAAACACAGGTGGCGTTAAATTGCCGCCCGGCTACCGCTGGACGCAAGACATGCGAGGTATGGAGGCTATACCTGGCGGACCTGCTGACGTAAAAGCAGGTGAAAAGGGCTCTTTGCGCACGCAAGACGCCATGGATGCCCTATCTATTATTGAGCAAGCGAAAGAGATCATACCGAAAGCAACAGGCAGCACCATCGGCTCAGCTGTTGACGCGGCTGGCAGAGCTTTCGGCGTTTCAACATATGGCGACGTGGCGACGGGACAGTTAAAGGCTCTTGAGGGAGCTCTTGTTTCAAAAATGCCGAAAATGTCAGGCCCGCAATCTGATAAAGATGTGCAAATGTATCGACAGATGGCCGCAGAGATTGGAGATCCGACAACGCCAGCGCCTAGAAAGCTGGCGGCCTTGAAAGTGGTCGAGGACATGCAACGTCGATATGCTGGCATGGGCAGCAGGCAAGAGGCGCAAGGAAGAGTAACCGACGCCCCGGTAGACATACAGCAACTCTTGAATAAGTATTAACATGGACAAAGAACGCCTATACCAAGCACTTCGTAACGCAGATGCGGCAGGCGACACGCAGGCGGCTACGCGTCTTGCGCAATACATCCGTGAAATTGATTCTGCGCCAGTTGCTCAAGAGTCCGCAAAGCCCGAAAAAACATTCATGCAGAACGTAGGCAGCGC